CTTGATACACAAGGGTTCCAAGCTACTACTTGTCGCGACGCTTTTCAGCGATACGAGTAGCCTTACCAGTACGTTCACGGATTTACGATTGTGCTTCTTCAACATTTCGTACACGCCTCGAACTACTATCATTATAGGCTTTCCATTGATTTCATGCTTTAATATTTGCACAGTAATTTCATTGATTACTCAATTTAAACCTACCATTCGTCTACCGGTAGAACGAACCCGACACCTCAAATGAAGTGCCGGAGTATTTTGTACCACTCAAACTTAACTTGTAATCAGTATAGTATATTATTGTCAGTACAATTTAACGTTATTTTGCACTGATAATAAAAAATCCCTCCTGATTTACAGGAAGGACTCTTTTAATGGCATGGCAAGGTAACCACTCCCTGCCTTTATGCACATCCACGTTCTATAAGAATACTACATTGATTAGAGCTAATTGTCAATCTGATTGTTCATCGTGTACAATGATTATGCCGCTAATTCGTCTAACCAGCGAAATTATATTAGTGGTAGGACGGTGAGTCCTTTGAACATCCACGTTCACATAACCTGGTGGGGAATGATCGTACTAGCAGTATTGGTTTTTGCCCTTCTTAAAGGTTAACCATTTTAGCCAACCAGTAGCGGAGGCAAGCATCCCAACTACTGGTTGGCTTTTTATTATACCTGTTTACGTTTATTAATCAAAAGTGTAAAAGTGAATACATGATGTAAGAATGCTATTATATCAGTATTTCATCGTTAAATTTAGTAAATTACAATAATGAGCAAATTTTATAAAGTTCTTACATTAACGCAAAAAATCCCTAGTGGTCATTGCAGATTGTGCAACTACCACTAGGGATTAATTAGTTCTATTCAAATTTTCCGTATGGTTCATTCGTGTAGGCATTCCGTACCGCAACATAACCGTACTGACCGTTACCACGTGGCTGACGAATATAAACAAAACCATTAGTCCGTGCCCAAGCGTCATACTTCACAACATCTCCAACATGCAATACCGTGATTACCGAGCTAGATGGAGTTGCACCCCAACGAAGATGTAAATCAGTATTAGCGGTAAACTTACCATTTTCAGCGTGCCAAGTTACTCCAAGAGAATCTTGCCAAGTTGTCCCAGCGTATGATGGAACATTTGAAGTCTTTGTTTCGTTTTTCTGTGGTGCTGGTTGAGCGGTATGAGTAACAGATCCATCACCCTTAGCAATTGCTTGCCAGCCGTTGGCATCAACATAGAACAAGGAACGGTCTTCAGTGTTCCCCGTGAATTGCCACCCAGTAAGAGCTTGCCAAGGGGCAAAATTATAGCTGGATAGAAATGGTGGTACTGTCCAGGAATTGGTATACCAAGGATAACCAGCACCCCAAAGTCCGCAATTATCTGCACAGTTAGCTACTTGCCAAACTGCAGAGAATTGTACATAAATAATCGGCCAGACACCGGTTTGTCGGTGCACCTCATTAACGAATTGCCGACACCAGTTAGTGTTATCCCACGAAGCATTTTGTGCAGATTCCCAATCCAAGCCAAGAATTGCCTCATGGACGTAGCCCTTAACATTCTTCAAGAAGTAGTTAGCTTCTGAAATTGGGTCCCCCACCGCTTGCATAGTGATATACACCTAGTAGCTTCCCAGCCTTTTTCGCTGCTTGATAGTCAATATCACAGAACGGGTTAACATAACCTGTCCCTTGCGTAGCCTTAATAATAACAGCGTCCGCATTATCATCTGTGGCGTACCAGCGAGGTGAACCTGAATAAACATCTACTACTTTTAATGGCATAAGATAACCTCCTTATTTTGCTTCAACTGGTTGGGTGTTATTTACGTTGTCTTGAACTTTTGGTTTGTCTTGCTTTGACTGTCCAAGATTTTTAAATACATACGGTTTCTCATTACTTGTAGGCGTTAATGGTGATTTTTCATAAGCTGATTGCACCGCTGATTCAATTGCTTTGACATCAACGTTAGTAAAGCCCTGCTTGGCAAGTGCATCTTGTACAATTGCCGTTGCTTGGGCGAACTTAGCATCACCAGTAATGTCCTTACTTACTAAGGAGTTGACTGCTGTATTAGCAACCTGTTCAATGAAGCTCCACAGCTCTTTTGATTGAGTAGTTTTGGCATGTTGAACCTTGCTGTGTAGTAAGTTTTTCCCTGCATTCATGAGATAAAAAATAGCGGTCGAAACAACCGCTGTAATTACATATTCCGGAATGGCATTAATAATTTCATTCATTATTTATCTTTCCCTCTTTCAAAGACTTCATGTTCTAAAGCCTTAATCTTTTGGTTCCGTACTTTGGCCTCACCAATATGCTCTTCAAATCGATCTTCAATATGATTGAGTCGAATTTTTAAATCACGATTGTCATTAACTAAGTTATTAAGTGTAGAATTCAAAGTATCAATTGAACTTTCTAAGCGGTTCATGATCGAGGTCATTTTCACGATTAAAGCAATGGCTGCTCCTATACCACCAAAAATAGCTACCACAGAACCCCACTCATCAATACTTAGTCCCCCGAATACGTGCAATACTACTCACCTCCTAATTTAGGGTACAAAAAAAGCGCTAACCGAAGTCAGCGCTGAAACCATTACTTGAACAGTTTATGAATTAGATGTTTAATGTGCTTACTGGGCACAATCAATATTATCAGCCAAAAATGGCTCATGGGGTACACCCCCAATTGCACTTACAGTTTGAGATTGGTGGTCTCGAAGTGCTTAACTATTGTACCATAGAAAAACTATGTTATAATATTTATGTCAATATTATCAGCCGGAGTGCAAAACGACTTCAGTTGGTTACTTAAGTCGAACCGGTTGTGGGCGCTTAATAAGCGCCTTTTTTTGTTTTAAAATCTCATTCAATTAATGATATAATGAATCTGTCTTATCAAAGACACACCATTTATTGGCCCTTTGAGGTCGCATAGTTATCCTTCCCAAAGGTAACTAGAAACATATAGAAAGTGCTAATTCTTCGATTCAGATTAGCGCTTTTTCTTTTTATAGCCGCCCATAATAAAAGCCCCGTTGTATTAACAGCGAGGCTTATTTATGTATTGTGTATTTCTTTGGCGACTAAGCGTTAGCTAACTAGGCAACGTAATCAACGCCAGTCAGTTCCTTATACTGATTTGCGTCGATTCCCATACCAACGTAGGTCTTGTAATACTGTGGATCATGGTTACCCCAGTCATTCCAAAACATCTTTAACATATCAAGTGTACTCATCATAATTAGTTACTTCCTTTCTTTCTTTAAGTCCGTAATAGTTGCTTGTTGCTTCATAATCATCTTTTGCATTTGCGTCAGGTTTGCCTGTTGCGCCATGACCGTCTTTTGCAACTGGGTAATATTGGCTTGTTGAGCCATTAATAATTGTTGGCCCTCACTTGGTTTAATGTTAGCTTGTTGCTGGGCGATTGATGCAGCTACTTGTTGTTGGAATGTTGCATCGTCCATTCCGCCAATCCACTCAGTACCATTGAACTTTTGATAGCTCTTAGTTGGATCTGGCGCTACCGTTGTCGTATATGGCGGTAAATTATTGACATCAGCAACTTCAATTTCAGCTAATTGATACCCATAATGTTGATCATACATAAATGCTTTCATCTTACTTCACCTCCTATTGTTCAACTGTAAGGTTCAACAGTGCCCAATTATCCCAACGATCACCTGCCCATGCTCGATAGCAAAGTACCGCACCAGCTCCAAAAATAAACTGGGCCTTGGTCTGATTTTTGCCCCCATATTGAACAATCCAACCCCATTCAGCACCACCACGAAGGCGCTTAGGCCATGATGTTTCATTTGTTGAAATTGGTTTGTCTTGCCAGAAACCAAATGGATAGATTCCAGGCTCTAAGTTATCTATGTTAGGATTATCGCTCCCAATAAAATTACCAATTTTCAGCGTCTTATTATTCAACGTGTCTAATTGATTGTCTTGACCAATATTTTCTTCAAGTAGTTTGTTAAAATTTTTAGCAATATTTTCTACACCTAGGTCCATGCCAGGAAAAATATTTGCAATATCCTTTGCTGTTATTGCCATTAATTATCATTCCTTTCCCTTATAGTAAAGAGCCTTGTAGCCTTCAAAGACTCCAAAGCTCTTGTCTGGTAGTTGTTTCATTGTTAAACCATCGCTCATCAAGTTAAAGCTGTTGGTAATTTCAATCGTGCTCATACCGTTAGCTGAACTAATCACTTTTGCTGGGATAATTTGTCGATTGCCACCACCGAACATGCCCTTCGGTTCCGTCCCAATTGGGACTAACCCTAATGCATATTCAAGGTAGACTAACGACACCGTTGCTCCAGCGGTTAAGCTAACTGGCACCTTAACTTGAATCCCACGAGTTTTAACTGTCAAGCTCGTCCTTGGACTTTCACGGAAGCCATTAAAGGACGCCACTGACAAATTATAAGCAGTATTGGGAGTTAATCCCGTTACTTGATACTGCTTATTGCTTACCGTGCTAATTAATTGATCACCGTTTCTAATTCGATACTGCATTCATCATCAGTCCCAACTTAGGTCAAGCGAATTTGGTGTCACATTACTTGCGGCTAAGTTAGTCACGTTAACCAGCGCTTCGTAAACCGTCAAGCTAATCACGTTAGAAACCTTTTCACCAATCTTGGCGGTAATATCAGCGGTTCCCGCTCCAACAGCGGATACATTGCCATCACTATCAACAGTAGCAACATCAGTATTCGATGAACTGAGGACTGCTGCACCGTCAGTTTCATTAGCCGGCGTAATCGTAACAGTAACCTTAGCGGTTCCACCAACTTCAAGCGCTGTCTTGTCAATTGCCAAAGTAATACTTTGAACTGGAATAGCACTCGTTTTGACCGTAATCACGTTCGACTTAGCACTTTCTCGTAAGCCATTGTAAGAACTAACAGCGAAGCGATAAGTTGAGTTAGCCGTTAAACCAGTAACGGTGTATTCTTTTTTGTTCTCAACTTCGGCAACCTTTGTTAGTTCACCGTCCGTTCCAATTCCTTGATAAATATAGAATTTCATTAACTAATCCCTCCACAATAATCTTTGTGTGTGTTCATCAATGTAAACTGCTCGTAAGTCCGTTGGACTTGTTGGCTTTGAGAAGTAACCTGTGTTCG